CATCAGCTTCGAGGCTGCTTCGATCGTCGCTTTGTCAAGCACAAGCGCACCGGTGAGAAGAGCACCGCGCTGATATGCCTGAGCGGTGTACTGAGTCACGCGCTCGCGAAGCATCCCCCACAAAGCGGAAGGGTGCATCAGAGTTCCGTACGTGTTCGTATCACGAAGCTCGTTGTTCACGGCGAGGGTCTGCTTCATCGACATGAGATGATCAATCGAGAACCGTCCGCCGTTCGTGCCGATTGCCGTTGCAGTCCGCATTCCTGTACGATTCGCTGCGGCGAGGATACCGAGAGGCTGGTGCTCGGAGCCAGTACCGATCGTGTATCCTTCACTCAGCTTGACGGATGCATCACGGGACATCTTATCCTTGATGAGCATCTCGATGTTCTGGTTCGAGTACGCCAACAGACGATTGGACATCTTTGTAAAGACACCCAGTTTCTTCGGGCGAAGAGTCTTCAGGGTGAAGGAGCCCGTCGACTTCGTCGGCTTGCCGGTCTCCGAAACCCAATAGGCGGTCAGGTGATCGGTATCAACAGGGATCGGAAGATCACCACGAAGGCCAGTGAACTTCATCGTTGGGAGCATCAGCATCGGAGTCTGCGCGTACGTAGCTTCGATGATGTCTCCGGAATAGATTTCCGGCGGAACCAGAAACCCACCTTGACTTCCGTCGTCACTATTAAAATCACGCACGTGACCGAAAGAAACTTCCATGCCACGACGCTTGCAATACTGATCGACGACTTCCTTCTCGAACGGCGCGCACTTGCCCCACGGATCGGACATCATGGGATAGGCGGGCATCCGACCAGCGGCCTGCTGGATTGACATCGCAAGAAAGAAGCGCTGCCACGACCAACCGGACTTCTCGTATTCCAGCCCCGGCATTCCGAAAGACTTTTGATTGCCCTCCGTCTTGGCAATGTTGGCAAGGCCCTCTTCGAGCTTCTTGTGCTTCTCAGTCAGATCGGCGATGATCGCATTGGATGCATCACTCTGCTCCTTGAGCTTTTCCTGAATGATCGATTCGACCCCGGCCTTGTGCTCTTCAAGCACTGTTTTGATTTTCGCAACCGCATCTACAGCTTCACTCATGTTGTTACTCCTGTTCTGAATTGTAAAGAACTACTTCCCTATGAGCACTTCGCGAGCTACATCATAGAGCTGCTTGCCCTCACTGATCTGTGCCTCTGCCGCCTGTGTCGCTTCGCGAACAGTGGAAAGGATTTCAGTGATGCTTGCAGTCAACGACTTGACTAGCGTCCGTGTTTCCTCAATCTTACTATTGACCTCGGCGATGTCCTTGACAAGATCGCCAGCTTCGAAAGTCGCTTTGATAGAGATGTTCGTTATTGCCGCTTCAGCAGCCTCTAGAAGAACGCCCTCGATGATAGGTACTTCAGGAACTTCCGGTACTTCGGGATTTTCATTGTCTTCAAGGATGTCCGCGATCTTCTGACTGACGGAGATGATCGGATTCCCAAGCTCCTTGACAAAGAGATCGAGTACCTCTTGGTCGAACAGCGGATACTCTTTCAGCAACGAGACATCGCGTGCCGTGAAGTTTCCATCACGCAGAGTCTTCGCGAACTTGGCTGCTTGAAAGTCATTTCGTATTGAATCCTGTAAAGCACTCGGATTCGCCGGGACAGGACAGGGTGAGAATTCCATCAGATCCCATTTTGTAAAGTCGATGCCGTACTTGCCGAGGCCCATTGCGGATGCTTCCTCTGCGCTCTTCGGTACTACGAACTCCATCGGCATAAAACCAATTGAGCACGCACGCATCGCATTCGCGCTGACAAGGCGAAAGATCATATCACTGCGTCCGCTCTTGTCCATACGATCGTCGAAGAACAAACCCCACGCCTTGACAGCGTTGGTTTCTTTGTCATGCCAAACCTTTATGGCATTACCGACAGGAGGCTGCTCGTAATTGTGGGCGAACTGAAGCACCGGATTCTTTTTGAAGTTGTCGAGTACGGCGCCCTTTGCTCTGACAATGTCGCCGTAACGGTCAACGGTCTCATCGGTAATCGTGTATTGACGAACGCGATTCTCATACCCCGAAAGGAATTCGAGATCGTTCGTGTTCCGGCACAGCTTGCGGCACTCTGCTTCGGTAAGGGTTACTTTTCCCGCACCACCAGCGAAGGCACGCTTCTGCGGTTCTGCGGTCTTGACCTTGACGATCTGATCAGCGTCAGTCGTTCCGTACAGTAGTTCAGCGAGTTTTGCGTTCATTACGACGCTCCTCCTTTTTGACCGTCGATCTTTTCCGCTTGCGCTCTGACTGCTGCGGGTCGAACCGACTAGACGTTGATAAAACTGCTCTGTTGATTCCAGTTGGCATAGTATACTCCCCTATGCTGCGACGGCAACACAGCGACAATTGATTATCTGATCGAGCGCCCCACCTGATTCTTTCGGATGGGTAAGCCCGACATATGGAAAGACTTCACCGACATTGACAATGGTACCATCTACGAGTTGGTGATCCGCACGAACCATCTCATCTCCAGCCGTCAACCATTCCCACTTTTCGATCCCTTCTGCTTTGAAAGCATCGTATCGTGCTTCACCTGCGATAATCCCCATCTCGGTACGAGCGATGGTTTTCGAGGAGGACAGACCACCAAGATCATACTTACCGTGTGGCAAAAGTTCTTCCCCAGTGCGAACGCGATATACATTCTGTACTGAGGTCTTGATATTCTTTGCCAATTCGTCAACCGTCCAGCCTTCACTAATACCCTCTTCGACTACAGAACCGATAACGTCTCCTACTTTGTCAAACGTCTTCGAATTGATCTGCCGAAGGAATTCTTTCCGTGCTGAAGTATAGACGGTGATCGTCTCTTCTGTTACATTCCACGAAATCAATCCATCAAGTTCGTCCTCCAGCTTCGCCGTTTCAAGCTCCAGTTGTTTCTTCGCACCCTTGCGATAGATCAGCATGAACTTGTCAAGCTCTGCGGCTTCGTCTGGAATGAACGCAGCCGGATCAATCTCAGGTGCTTTCGTCTCAATTGCTTTATGACTCTTGAAGAGCAGATCAATCTTGTCAAGGATTCCGTTTCGCTGGGAAAAGAAGTATCGTTTCAAGTCGATGCCGAAAGACTTCTCTGCCGGATCAAGTACCCGAGCGATATAGTCGTTGACAACCAATAGACGCTCTTCCCGAGTTTCGATCTTCATTTCAGAATTACGGGTCGCTGCATTATTCGCACCAGTACCATCGTCGCCACTCGCATCTGAATCGGTGCGGTTACTCGCGGTAAGATACTTCGGAGGTGCCTCACTCAAGTGCGGCCACTGCTTCAGATCGTCGGGGCTGAGATTGATACCACTTACACGGGAAGCAAGAGCTGGCGGATAGCCACTATTGACAAGTATCCCAACTGTCTTCGCCCGACGATCGTAGTCTTCCCGGAGCGACGGGATCTCATTGTACTTCGAAGTAAGACGAAGACGGCCTTGATCTTGATAACGTACAAACTGCGCATTGACCGCACCGAGTATCAGCTTGTCCATCGGAATATATGTATCGTACCAGAGTAGCTTTCTACCTTCACGGATCGTAGCGAAGTTAATCTTCTCATAGTCTCCGATGGCAATCTTGTTGAGTCCAAAGGCTGCGAGGAATCCACTCTTGTTCCATTCCTTCTGCTCAGTGTACTGCATCTCGGAATGGTTCAAACCGAACTGTTGATATTTGAGACCACCGCCAAGGACAGCCATGCGATTCGTATTTCCCGGTCCACCGTAATTCTTCTGCCAAATACGAAGGTACTCGTCGCACTGCTGTTCTGTCAACGGCTCCTCGGTAGAAAGAAGTCCGGCAACGCGGGCATCATTTTCGAATATCTTATTGTTGTAGATGTCGGCGTTCAGATCCTGCGATAACGCAGAAGTCAGCGCCATCATCGGTGAGTTACCCCTGAGCATATCATAAGGATTCATGCACCGGATACGAATGATCTCATTATTCTTGAAAGGAATCTTCTTCGTATTAGCTTGACCGGGAAGACCGAAGTTCCATCCCGATACTCTTTCCAGCCCGCTATTTGTCTTTTCCCTTATCGGCTCGAAGAACTGCCCTGACAACGGAAAAAGTTCCAAACCATCATAGTTGACAATGGGTACTTGAAGATCAACGTGCTCATCTGTCTTGGTATTCCACGGCACCAAAAAGCATTGACCATCTCCACCGCCGACGAGCAGTAGAAGAACAACCAACGAAAAGAACTCGTCTTCTGTCAAGGTTGCGTGCGGCTGCTCAAGAAGAGTAAGCAGTGGATGCTCTTCGATAGTCTTGGTCTCGTCAAGTTTGTCAACCATCGTATGATGGAGGCTGGCGATATTGGTTGCGATCACACGAGCACAAGCGTACGTCCAAAGGTGATACGAATATGGACGTGCCTCCACGTCGGCTACGCGGAGCCTCCCAGAACCACCGAGCCAGAAGCTAGACTTCATCTGCCCAAGTGTCGTGGATCGCAGTACAGGCTCGGCTTTCGAATCCAGTATCGTTCCCATTGGATAGCTTTTCATAATTACTGATCCTGCACCTTGATGTGAATGTTCAGGGAGGCATCCGTTTCACTGGCGAGAATCTTGTGAATGACAACACGATGCCAGCCACCCGCAACGTAATACACACTATTCGCTTCTGCATCTGTCATGCTCTTCGTCCGGTGCTTGACATTGCCCGCTGTTGACAAAGAAAGATGAGTGCAGTTGTCATCACTGCCGGCCTCGTTCTTGATCACAACATTATTACCAGCAGCGATTATCGTAGCGACCGAAGCAGAAAAACCATTGCGCCTTGGATCACTTACGTCTGGAATCTTGACCGTTACATCTGCCATCGTGCCACCTCCTATTTATCATCTTGAAAAAAGAAGAACCATGCTGCCGCCAAAGTAAAAATGATGTTCGTATTTCCTCCACCGTCAGTACCGCCATCCGTTGCGTCGATCAATCCTCCGCCGCTCGCATCAATATCGGTAAAGGTGCAATCCGCTACTATGATCGTCCCGTCAAGGAAGTTCAAGTATGCTGGGCTACCCGGAGTATCGCTAGCAATTATCGCCCCGTCAATTGTACTGTTTGCCCCACTGATCACATTGACAATATCACCAGCGGGAATTGTATGCGTGCTTCCCGGCGCGAACTCAATTGATTCATATGTACGTTCAGCCATTAGAATCCTCCATCGCCGAGCCAGATCGTCGCTGGTAAGGTATCGCCATCGAACCCTGTTATAGAAGCACCGTCTCCCATGTAAATGC